GTCGGCGTTCGCGGGGATCGGGTCGGACGGCCGGGATCTGGAGAGTCTCCTCGCGGGGGCCCCGGTGATGGCGTTGCAGCAGACCCTTCGGGGGCAGCCGCCCGCCGTGGCGTCGAAGGCGGGGGCCGACTACCTGCGGACCGTCGTGGCCACGCAGATACCGGATGCGGGCCGGGCCGCCGACCAGGTCGCTATCGCCACGGCGGACCCGCCGCAGCAGAAGCGGGGCAAGAAACTGGTGTACGGGTGGGTGCGGATGCTCACCCCACCGTCCTGTGAACGGTGCATCGTCCTCGCGGGCCGGTTCTACAAGTGGAACGACGGGTTCCTCCGTCACCCGATGTGCGACTGCAGGCACATTCCCGCTATCGAGGCGTTGGATGACGACCTGACGACCGACCCTTACCTGTACTTCAAGTCGCTGTCGCCGGAGGAGCAGAACGACGTGTTCGGGGTCGCCAACTCGAAGGCGATCCGGGACGGGGCCGACATCAATCAGGTCCTGAACGCGGCGACGCGTTTCAATCCGCGCACCGGGAAGACGGCGTTGATGGTCGACGCGACGGATGGCCGCCGGTACACGTCGGAAGGGACGACGAAACGCGGCTACTTCGGAAGTGGAGCAACACGCCGCGCGAAGCCGGGAGTGCTGCGGCCGACTCCGTGGCAGATCTATCAGGACGCGCGCGGTAACCGTGACGAAGCGAAGCGTCTTCTCACACAGTTCGGGTACATTCTGCGGTGACCCAGCCGTGCGTGAGGCCTGGCCGGGATCAGCGGTGTGACGCCGCAAGTCTCGAAGGGAACCACATGCCTGTCGTCAAGGAACCGCTCGGCTGGCGCGCTGATGGACGACCGTTCTGGCCGTTCCTGGGTGCGGGAGACGACGACGGCGACGACGGAGGCACCGATGACGGTGCCGACGGCGACGACGATGACGGCAAGGTCGACACGGATGGCTTCACCAAGGGTGGCCGAGCGGCCATCGAGGCGGAGAGAGCGGCAGCCAAGCAGGCCCGGGACGCGTTGCGACCCTGGCGGGCTCTGGCGAAGGAACTCGGGCTGAAGAGTCCGGACGACGTCCGGGCGGCACTGAGCGGCAAGAAGGACGCGCCCGATGAGGACGCGATCCGCCGCAAGGTGGAGTCCGATGTGATGAGCAAGGCGAACACCCGGATCATCCGCAGCGAGATCAAGGCCCTGGCGGCCTCACAGTTCGCGGACCCCGAGGACGCGTTGCCTTTCCTCAAGGTTGACGACTATGACGTGGACGACGACGGAGACGTCGATGTCGCCCACATTCAGGCCGACCTCGCCGCATTACTCAAGCGCAAGCCTCATCTGGCGAAGGTGTCGAAAAAGGTGGACTTCGAGGGCGGCGCACGCGGAACAGCGCATGGCGCCGAGGACATGAGCGCACGCATCCGGCGGCTTGCCGGACACGGGCGGTATTGAACCGCAGCGCCAGCACATGACACGACTGGGGCTGCCTCACCCTCGATCGTTGGAGGTCCCTCGTGTCAAGCCTCACGACTCCGATCGGCTACCGCGCCGACGGCACCCCGATCTACCCCTACTCCGGTGGTGCGTGGAACAACAGCACCAGCCGCACTGACGCCTCGGCCCTCATTCCCGAGGAAGTCTCGAATGAAATGCTCGGGAAGGCCGTAGAGACCTCTTCGGTCCTGGCCTTGTTCCGGCACATTCCTGTGGCCCGCGCCCAGGTTCGTTTCCCCGTGCTTTCCGCGCTCCCGGCCGCGTACTGGGTCGCCGGGGACGCCGGTCTCAAGCAGACCACGGAAATGTCGTGGACGAACAAGTACATCAACATTGAAGAGATCGCCGTCATCATGCCGGTGCCGGACAACGTTCTCGACGATGTCGACGCGAACATCTGGGACGAAGCGATGCCTCTCCTTTCGGAGGCGTTCGCTCGTACCCTCGACTCTGCGGTCTACTTCGGGACCAACGCCCCCGCGTCGTTCCCGACCAACATTCAGGCCGCCGCGCTCGCTGCAGGCAACAAGACCACGGCCGCTTCCGCCAACACGTCCGGTGGCATCCTGAACGACATGGACGTCCTCTACGACTTCGTCGAGCAGGACGGCTTCGAGGTCAACGGGTTCCTCGCCGCGACCAAGGTCCGGACCCGGTTCCGGCAGGCCCGCAACAGCCTCGGCGACCGGCTCTCCGACGCGACGACCCGTGTCGGCGCCGACCTGCGGTCGTTCGACGGCCACACGATCTACTACCCGATGCGCGGCCTGTGGCCGACGGCCACCGCCGCGACCTCGCCGCTTATCATCGGCGGCGACTTCACCCAGTTCGTCGTGGCGGTCCGCAAGGACATCACGATGAAGATCCTCACCGAGGCCGTCATTCAGGACGGCACCGGGGCGATCATCTTCAACCTCGCGCAGCAGGACATGACGGCCGTCCGGTTGACGATGCGGGCAGGCTGGCAGGTCGTCAACACTATCAACAACGACAACCCGACCGAGAACACTCGCTACCCGGTCGCCTACCTCGGCCTCGCCTAATTCGGAAAGGACACGACAATGGCTGACCAGGCACCTTTCGGTCGCATCTACCGTGCGCAGGTTCCCGCTGCGACAATTCTCCAGACCGTCATCAACCCCATCAAGGTGGTCGAGGGCGGGGCAGTTTCGTCGGTCTCGTACATCCCGGTCGCGGCGGTGACCGGTGCGGCGTCCCCGTCGTCCCGGTCCTACAACTTGATCAACAAGTTGCAGGACGGTAGCGGTTCGACCGTCGTCGCCACCCTCGCGCTGCTGTCCGGCGTGAACCTCGTAGCGTTCGACGAGAAGGCCGCGACCCTGTCGGCCACCCCGGCGAACCTCGTCGTGGCCGCCGGGGACGTCCTGCAGTGGCAGTCGATCGCGGTCGGCGGCACCGGCCTCGCCGACACTGGGGGCGGCGAGGTAGAGGTCGTCGTCAGCCGCACCGCGTAACACCCGGCTCGAAGGGAAGGGGACGCCAGTGGCGTACAACGTCAGCACCTCCGACATCGAGGCACGCTGGCGTCCCCTTTCCGACGCCGAGCAGGAGATCGCGGCCGTCCTCATCGACGACGCGATCATCCTGATCGACACGCGGCGACCGGCGCTGGCCGCCGCCGTGGCGTCCGGCGCGGTCGCCGAACGGGTCGTCGTCATGACGGTGGTCGAGGCAGTCAAGCGGATACTCGCGAACCCCGACCTGCTGTCCAACCAGTCGGTGACGGCGGACGGCGGGATCAGTCAGGGCTGGCAGTTCCAGCAGAAGACGTCGGCTCCCCGCATGTCCCTGTCGCTCCTCGACTTCCAGGCCATCGACTACGCCATGGGCGCCGCCCAGTTGGGTACCGGCGTCACCGGCAGCATCCGCATGATGAACACCACGTCGTGGAGCCGCAGGAAGGCTTACGGGTACCGGCTCCAGCCGGTCGAGACTGACGACGAAGTGGCCAGCGATCTGATGCCGCCGACGACGTCCGACTACGCCGTCGTGAAGAAGGGGTGACCGTGGTGGACACGGGCCAGAAGAACTACCACGGGAAGAAGTGACGATGAACATGTCCAGGCCGTCCGGTTCCCTCTCCTTGCGGCGCCTGTCTCCTCCGGCGCGGCCTCCGATCCGCAACCTCCGCGACGCCATCCGTTACGGGACCCCACGCCGGTCCGGGTTCTTCGACCGGGCCGCAGCGGCCCGCCGCGCCTGGCAGATGGAGAACGCCAGCAACTTCGAACGTTCCATCGTCGACCAGGAACTCCACGACAGGGGCCGTCTGCGGTTCATCGGGCACCTGTGGCTCGGCGCGTTCCGCCGCGATGGGACGTTCGACGACTTCGGTCTCGTATCGTGCCGGGTCGTCACCGACACCGGGGTCCAGTTCATCGTCGACGCGTTCCAGAACCTTGTGGAACTGGAGAACATGAAATACCACGGGGTCGGGACCGGTGGCGCCGCCGAAGCGGTCGGGAACACTGCCCTCACCACCGAGTTGACCACCCAGTACGCGGTGTCCGGGACCCGGCCGACGGGGACGCTCGGGGAGAAGTCGGCGACCCCCAACTGTTACGAGACAACGGCGACCATCACCGTGTCCGCACCCGTCGCCCTCACCGAACATGGGGTGTTCTCGCAGGCCACCGTCGGCGGGGTCCTCATCGACCGGACCCTGTTCTCCGTCGTCAACCTCGCCTCGGCGGAAAGCCTCGCCGCAACATACGACCTGACGTTCACCTCCGGCGGCTGAGGGACACATGAACATCACGCTGGCGACGCCGATCGTCAGCAATACGTCGTCGGCCGTCACTTCTGGGTCGTTCACGCCTACTGTCGGCGTTTATTTGGTTGCTATCGCTCATGGCAGCGGAACTTCCGGGTCCGTGAACGCCAACCCGACGGTTACGGACAGTCGGGGTGGTTCGTGGTCGCAGAAGAAACTGGCGAACCACTCCAACCCGGGCGGCGCCGGACAGGGCGCCGGAGTGTCCATCTCGACGCGGTACGTCTCAGTGTCGCAGTCCATGACGGTGACGAACACAGTGTCCGGCGGGAGCGTCGACTGTGCTGGCCTCATCGTCTATTCGGTGGCCGTGAATGCCACCCCGACGTTCGGTGCCGTCGGTTCCGGTTCCCCTTCGCTCGGAAGCACCAACTGGACGGCGAACCTCTTCACTTCGACGGTCAGCGGTTCCACGGGTTTCGTCGGGGCCGTCGACTGGTCGCCGGGCGGGCCGTTCAATCAGTCCAGTTCGGATCTGTCCGGTTTCGCGAAGTTCAGCAACGCCAACGAAACCGGTTGCGGCGGCTGGAAAACCTTCGGTGCCGTCGGCGCTCAGACCGCGAACATCGCGGAAGACTCGTCCAGCGACGGCATGTGGTACTGGGTCGCGCTGGAGATCAGCGACAACTCGATCGTCGCGTCCGGCGGCATCACACCGCTCGGGGTCACCGTGAAGACCCCGACACGGGGCTGGTCCGGTTCGGTGGCGTCCGCCGGAGTCTTCAACAAAATCAAAGTAGTGGTGAAGGTCGTCTCCGGAGGCATCACACCGCTCGGGGTATTCGCCAAAGTCACTCAAAAGAAGATCAACGCGAACATCACGCCGATCGGCCTGAAACTGCTCCGCGTGTCCCGTTCCATGGCCGGAACGATCGGACCGTCCGGTTACATGCGGCGCGCGTCGCCCCGAACCTTCACCGCGACCATCACCCCCGCCGGGGTCACAATGGTCACGTTCTTGGGCAGACTGTTCGGGCGCCCAGGCCGCGCCACCGTCACCGCCGTCCGGGCGGCCGAGGCCTTCATCCGCATCCGCCGGACCTGAGAGGCGACCATGGCTGACCCCATCTACCCCGGTCAACGGGTACTCGTCGAGATCAAGTTCTACCTGTTGGGTGTCCCCGCCGACCCGACCATCGCCCGCTGCCTGATCCGCGACCCGTCCGGCTCCCAGACGGTCCTCACCTACCCGGCGTCCAACTTCACCCGCAGAGACCTCGGTTTCTTCGAAGCGAACATCGTCCTCAACTCGGCCGGTCCGTGGAACTTCCGGGGCGAAGGCGCCGGAGTAGTCGATGCTGTGCAGGAAACCATGCTGTCCGTCGCCGACAGCGTCTTCACCTAGGAGGAGCAATGGCACTCACCCCCAGAACGGCCGACGAAATCCCCGTCGTCGGGGTCTACTCGCCCCCGGCGGCCACCGGGAACGTCGCCACCGAACGGTTCGTCGATGAGGTCGTCGGCGACTACCCGCCCCGCCCCGACGACGAGGCCCTCACCGACGAGCAGAAGGACATCCTGAAAGCGGCCGGGCTGAGGTGAGCATCGAGGCCGCCGTGGAGTCTGGGCGCAGACTCATCGCCACCACGCTCCTCGACCGAGGTCTGGTCGGGCACCGCGTGCTGGTCGACGACGGCTCCGGCGGGAAGATGGACTCGTACGTCCCGGACCCCGCCCCCACGGCGTGCCGTTTCGGGTCGCTCATCGACTCGCCCCCAGGAAGCACCGGGGCGAACCATTCGGTGGTGAACGAGGCCGTCGACTCCGTGTACGGGCCACCCACCGCACAAATCACTTTCCCCCTCGGCACCGTCGTCGAGGAAGGCGACCACGTCACGAACGTCGCCGACGGGTCGATATGGCTCGTCGTCGGCAACAAAACCCCGGCATCTGCGATGTCGATCGCACTGCGGATTCTTATCAGGGAGGCGTGATGGTCAGTGACCGTGGCGGAAAGCATGGGTTCGTGTATGCGGCCCGCCAAGACACTTATAAGGATCTCCGGGAGAAGGGGATGAGTAAGGCGCGAGCCGCAGCCATCTCCAACGGGGGACGCACTCATGAGCAGCGGTCACGGATGGCCAAGAAGGCGGCCATGACCCGGAAGTCTCGCGGCGGCAAGTAATGGCGTCCCGCCTCATCGTCAAAAGGAACGACTTCGGCAAGGTCGTCGAAGCGTTACACCACGAACTGAAGAGTCTCGTGGATGACATGGGCGACGACATGGTCGACCTCTACAAAGGAACGGTCTGGAAGAGGACCGGGGTGTTGGCCAGCACCATCGAGTCCCGTGACCTCGGTCCCTACAAGGTCGAGGTCACGGTCGGCTGGTATCTGGGGCGAGGCTTCTACTCGGGATTCCCGGAGTTCGGGACCATCCATCAGGACGCCAGGCCAGTCGTCCGGCCCGGGGCGATGGCCGCCGAACCGGTCTACGCACAATTCGCTCGGGAAGCCCTGAAGAGAGCGGCGGACGCAGGAGCATGACAATCTACATCGAGACGGTGGAACTGGTCGAACCGTGGCTTTACAGCGTCCTGTCGTCGGATTCGGCGCTCGTCAGCATGGTCGGCGGCCGGATCGAGAACACCCTCGGCCCGCTCAGTGACGCACTGATCCTCCCGAAAGTCATCTACTCCCTCAACTCGTCCCGCGACATCCGGGGCAACTCCGGCACAATCATCGACACGTTGAGCATGTACGACGTCAAAGCCATCGGCGTCGGAAGTTCATGGGGCGTCGTGAAACCGATCGCCATCCGCATCCACCAACTCATCGACCTGGCCCAGGCCAACCTCCCCGGCGGCGGCTCGTTGACTTGCGTCCGGGACAGCATCCTCCAGAACCCGGAGGTCGTATCCGGCCAGACGTACCGCCACCTCGGCGGCACGTACCGAATCCGCTGCTCTAAGGATTGATATGGCTGCAGTACCGATCCACACCGTCATCAAAAACCCTGACGGAAGCGTCACGGAAGTCATCTGGACGGCGGCACCCGTCGTCACCCCTCCTGTCGACGTCCCCCCGGTGAAATTCCCGGAAGGGGCCAACACAGTCACCATCGGCACCACGTCGTACCCGTTGGCTGCGATCGACCCGCCGACCACGGACCCGACACAGCCCGGTGGTCGCGGCGCGGACAAACTCATCATCATCACGAAGGTTGCGACCCTGCCCCGCAACCAGTGGGGTTGGGAGGCTTCTGTCGACGCGAACAGCAAGGTGCTCGTTACCGGCAAGAACGTCTCCGTGCCCCCGGGCGGCTACGTCCTGTCCGCCAACGGGAAACCTGAGGCGTTCGTCAAGGGGTTGAAGACCGGCGACGTCGTCACGGTCACGAAGGCCGCCGTGGCCCCACCGGTAGTGACCCCTCCACGCACAACCGGTGGGGTCGCCGTCGAATACCTGATGGACGGC